CTTTTGCCAGTGGTGATGGATGGATGAAATTACCCAACGGGAAAATCCTGCAATATGGTCGTGGTGCGATTACGCCGACATTATCGACGCAAACAATGAGAATTACATTCAGCATCCCTTTTCCTAAAAAAGTGGACTGCGCCATGCTTACCCATTCTGGTGATGGTGGTGCGCCTTTAGGCGCTGGACGGGGATTCGTGATGACCGCAGAAGGTCCAACACTAACCGGTTTTAATTCCGCTTACAGAACTGCATCAACCAGCTCCACAGTATCGATGAATTACAGTTGGTGGGCTGTTGGTGAGTAATTTTATTCAGGGTGATTTATATGAACGAATATGTTTATAGCGCAAGGCATAATGCTTTTTTCCCTGTGGATATGATTGATAAATATAAATCAGAGGGATGGGATTTATCAGACGCAAAGGAAGTAAATCAAAATATTATCAGTGAGTTTATGGCTGAACCGCCACAAGGAAAAATCCGTATTGCCGGAGATGATGGGCTGCCTGCGTGGGCAGATATTCCTCCACCCACGCATGAAGAGCTTATTGAAATTACTGAATCAGAAAGACAGCTACTAATTAACCAGGCTAACGAATACATGAACAGTAAGCAATGGCCTGGCAAAGCAGCTATTGGTCGTCTGAAAGGTGAGGAACTGGCGCAATATAATTTGTGGCTGGATTACCTGGACGCACTGGAACTGGTGGATACCTCCAGTGCTCCAGATATTGAATGGCCTACACCTCCGGTAACTCAGGCCAGCTAATCTCAGGAGCCGTCGAAGTGTCGACGGCTTTTACTTCTTTTTTGTAGTCCATCCAGGCAGATAGTTTTTCTTTATCTGTACTGCTGATATCACCAAGCATTAATTCCACCCGCCAGTCAGCTGTGACATTATCGGCATGAGCAAGTAACTGCATTCGCTGATTTTCAGCACGTGCGACATAATCAATCGCCGGAGATTTCAGTACCGGTAAACCATTTTCATCTGACGTGATTAATTTACCCCCTTCCTGCTGTCCGGCAATTAATTCATTGTATAAGTCTGTACTTATCTCAACAATGTCAGCAGGCATGTCGCTGTTTATACCATCAAAGAAAAAACCATTAGTCGATTTTGAGAAATAAATCATAGATATACCTATACACCGATTGCTACCCAAAAACAGGATCTTTCATATTTGACAATTTCTCCCTGAGATATACCGCCAACAATTATATAGAACTGTGATTTGCTGATATCAGAACAGTTCGCTATGCCCATTGCAGATATACCAGCCACCGACGTTGTATGTGGCACAGCCAACAGCGCAAGTGAACGATTTGGGAATGTTACCGGGTAAGTCACCGTATAGTTTGATGCTCCACTGACAATACCCCACTGAATAATCAGACCTGAAGGAAGTTTTTGAAAACCCGTTGATGAAAGTGAACTGGCAAACGCCGCCATATCCGGAATTTGGTTTTGCCCGTTACCTACATTCCGTTTTGCCGCTTCTCCCAAACCAAGGTATGCGAGAAGACCGGCAACATCCTTTCCACTCAAATGAGTCAGCGTCTCATCCAGTGGCTGCTTACCTGACAGCGCATTGTTAATGGTGGTACTGAATTTCGGGTCATTGTTAATGGCTGCGGCAATTTCTTTCAGTGTGTCCAGCGTGGCTGGCGCACCGTTAATCAGAGCGGTAATAGCGGCCTGAACAAACGCAGTGGTCGCAATCCGCGTGGTGTTATTTCCTGTGGCAGGCGTCGGCGCTTTTGGTTCTCCGGTAAATGTCGGATTATGTTTCTGCGCATACTGGGTATGAGGATCCTGTGCGGCAATGTGGTTTCTCATCTGGTCATCCACATACAGCTTTAATTCCAGGACTTCATCATCCACGTATTTACGGGTCGCCAGTACCACCGACGGGTCGATTTTCAGCGTGATAGCTTCGGTATTCGTGACAACCAGAATCATGCGGATAGTCTGGGTACGACCGCTGCCTTCCTGCAACTGCGGTTTGTACGTTTCCGGGCAGTTCGCCACCGCAATGAGTACGCCTTCATCATCATAAAGCCCAATCTCACGGATCCAGAATCCACCCTCGTTCTCAGGGATGATTTGCTCCGCAATAATCTGGCTCTGATTGTTCGGGTCAACACTCAGAAGATTCAGCGGCGCGATGCGTTTCTGGTTAATCAGTTTTGTCTGTGCCGGGTCTGGTGTCGGCAAGACACCATTCGCATCACCAACGGCCATTTGCGTCAGATTCAGCTTACTGCCGAGCATCGTCGCGTTAGCCAGCCGTGCTGCGCCCTGATTAGTCAGAATGGCGTAGTATTTCACTGTCATGCGTTTACTCTCAGGTTATCAATTAAATGAATGGCCGAGGCCGGGAAATAATCCCCTCCGACAATAATGGCCTCCGGGGTGTAGGGATAAACCGTCAGGGCGTCACCGTGATAGCATCCTGCACCGGCAAAAATGTTGCCGGTTGTACTTAAACTGATAGCCAGTCCCGTCAGATGGCGGCTTGCAGGTTTTGCATCAGCAACGAGGCGCTCCAGCTCCTGATACATTTCCTCGGTAATACCCTGCTCAAGCACGCCAACAACGATGCGGAACGTCCCCGGCTCCTCATTGAGTTGCCACCACTCCCTCACCTCAATCAGATAGCCGAGCGGCTCCACCACACGACGGATTGCGCCTATAGTGCCCTTATGGCAGTGAATGAAATACGCATCGCGGATAACAGCGCGTTTTGTCGCTTCCGGCCACTTATCATCCCAGCGGTCAACCGAAAATGACCACGCCAGCCACGGCAGCAGATTTGCCGGACAGGTGTCCGGGTTCCACAGCTCACGAATACTGACCGGCGTTTTTTCAATTTCTGCACAGGCTTTTGCGGCGGCGACTTCAAGCGGTGATGAGCCAGTCGGCAGCAGTCGCGAATCACTCATCCGAGCCTCCGGTCACGACGCTGTATTCGGTACAGAAAGACGCCTGCGTACTGTTGAGCACGATGTCGGCCAGCGGTGCAGCCAGTTCGACACGCTGCACGCCTTCCACATGCAAAGCGGCATAAATGGCAGACAGACGGATGTCGCGCCCCAGCCGGTGCTGTGCCGTGATGTACGCTTCCAGTTTTTTCACGGCAGCAGCGCGGATGGGTTCGCTTTCGGGACCTGGGTAAAGGTAAAGCGTGGCGTTTATCTGATATTCGACAATGGCGGCAGACTGCACGGTCACGCGGTCGGCCACCGGCCTGACGTCCTCGCCATTAAGGGCGTTACGCACCACGGCCAGCAGGTCTTCGGATGCGACGCCGTTATTTTCACGTGACAGCACGGAGATAGTGACGCAGGCCGGAGACGGACTGGTGACAGAGATATCCGCGACACGCCCGTCAGCACTGCGACCATGATACTGATAGGCTCCCACCGACCCGGCGACGCTTAAGCCCTCAAACGCCTGCTGAATACGCAGACGATAATCGGTGTCAGACTCCATCACTGCCGGTGTCGGCGGGATGGTCGAATCATCTGCCGGGGTGATAATCAGGCGCGTGGTGTTGTAATTGGCACCAATCACATCAAGGTCATTACCGGCGGCACAGGCCAGCATCACCGCCCGTGCGGCCTCATTCACACGCTGACGCCAGATAAGCTCACGATAAGCATTTTCCTCCAGCAGTTTGACGAGAGGCTCAGATTCCAGCGTCAGGGTACGGGCGACCGCCTCCTGCTGGTCTTCCGGGTAAAGGGAAATCAGTGTCGCCTTGCGTTCGGCAAGAATGGTTTCAAAGTCCAGCTCCTCGACCACATCCGGTGCAGGTAGCTGGTTCAGGTCGATAATCGGCATGGTTTCAACTCACAGGGATGGTTAACGAAAGTGGCTGGCCGGTGTCGTTGTGCTGGCCGGTTAACGTGACCGTCATTCGCCCGTCAAAACTGCGCTCAGTGGTGACGGATGACAGGGTGACGCGGGGTTCCCATTTCAGCACTGCCATGTAACAGGCGACCTTAATCTGCAACTCAAGCGCCGGAGTCTGCGGCTGGTCAATCATTGACGCCAGCAACGAGCCGTAATCACGACGCATCACCCGTGAGCCGACCGGTGTGCGCAGGATATCGCCGATACTCTGGCTGATATGCTCAAGGTCAGTGACAGTCAGGCCATCACTGCAATTCATTCCGAGATAACGCGCTGTCATAAAGGACTCCCGGTTGTGCCGCCGCTGTCGCCGGGGTGTTTGTGGGTATGCAGTACCTTACCGTTTGATGAGAGTTCACCGCCGGTGTGTTCAATGTTGCCGCGCATCGTTCCGCCCTTCTGCACTTCCAGCGTGCCGGTAGTCAGCCTGCTGGTGCAGACCACTTCCGGTGTGTCCAGGGTGACGCGGGTTGACGCTTTCACCGTGACCACCGGCACCGTGGCAGTAACAGAATCAGAAGCCGTCACGCTGGCCGTTTTAATTCCGCTTACCGTGAGTGCACTGGTTTCGGGTTCATACTCAATCACCGCCCCGTCAGGGAAACGGATATGCAGGGCATCCGCCGACGCAGACGGCGCGCGGTTATCGCCGGAATAAATCCCCGGCAGAACGAACGCCGTGTCGAGTTCACCGCCCACGGCCAGAATCAGCACCTGTTCCCCCACGGAAGGCGCCCACCATGTGCGCGAACGTCCGGCGCGATGGGTCAGCCACTGAAGCCAGTCGGTGCACATGCCGCCGGTCTGCACACGGCAGCGACCGGCGTTAAGGTCGGTTTCGACGACAAGGCCGGTGCGAATCATGTTGCGCAGTGCGCGCGCGAGTTCCTGAATATTTGCGAGAGTGTTCATAACGGGAAGGATGCCGCCGGGTCATACCGGCGGCAATGTGACGATGAGGTGTCGGGAATGGCACAACTAACGTTCAGGTGAGCCAGAATAATCTCTTCAATCATCTGCACATCCTCACCGGTAAAGCCGAGCAGAGGACGCGCCGGATAATCAATTTTCTTACCGTCTTTCCGGGTTTCTTCCGACAGACCAAACTGATGCACACTGGCGATTTTCGGTGACTTCCCGCCGTAAAATTCCATTGCTGCCTGTTCCGGGCTGGCGCGGATATGCAAAAAACGACTGGTGATAAGTTTCGCAAACATTTTTCGCTTAACGCGACCGGTCTTTTTTCTGGCGCTCTGCTGCTGGCGTGGCGCGTAGGGTGTGCCGTCCGGTGCTTTCTGTGCCATCACCCGACGCTGCTGACTCTGCCGCAGACGTTTCGCCAGTTCGGCACTCAGTCGCCGACGCCCTGACGGTGACAGCGACTCAATAAGTCCGGTCAGCCGGTCTTCAAAACGCTTAAACTCATTCATCCCACTTGCTCACCAGTTCGCCATTGATATACAGCTCCATCGGGCGGGTAACCGGCTCCGGCGGCGTGGGTTCCGGGATATTCTTCACATGCAGCGCGCCGTCCACCTCACTGACCAGCGTGCGCTCGGTCAGCATCAGGCTGATGCTGATATCAAAGCTGCTGTCATTGTTGATGTCCGCATAAAACGTGAAGCCCTTTTTCTGGCCTGCGTCGGTAGTCATGATGTCGGGCTGATTTTCCCGCAGCCACGCCAGCACCGGCACGATGAGCAGGTCAAAATCACCGGTAAAGTCGGTCACAATCACATTGAGCGTGTAACGCTTTTCGAATGACAACGACGTCGCCAGCGTGGAGGCAATACTCCCGTTATCCACGAATATCCGCAGCATATCGGGGTTAGTTTTCAGCACCGTGACGGCATCAGTCAGCGCCCTGCGCAGGCTGTCGGGTTTGAGCATCGTTTTCGTCCTGACAGTGTTTAATCATTTTTACCTGGCTGGCACAGCGCGCCAGCGCGTTCTCAAGCTGCCGGATATCGGCACTTAAATCACCGTTCGTCTCCGGGTCACTGCCCGGCATCGGGCAAAGACTCACTTTCGGGCATGCGTTGGGGACAATCACTGGCGTCGGTGCAGGCGGGGCGCTGGTGCAACCGGCGCACAGCATCAGGCAGGTCAGCACCGTACCAGCGGCGAAAATCTTCGTTTTCATTAAGTAACCTCGTGATGGTTTTCTCGCGCTGTGCTTCACGCTTCGCGGCGTTCTCCAGTTCCTGACGCAGTGCCACCTGCGCCAGCTCGTTTTTGTCTGCCCTGGTGAGGGCAACATGAAGCTGATTTTTCAGCATAGTGATGGTCGTCTGCTGTTCACTGGCGACGTTGTTCACCCTGTCCAGCGAGGCGCGCAGGCTGGCGTTTTCATGCTTCACCAGAAACAGACCGGCCACCGCCAGTGATAACAACACAACCAGCACAATCATCAGCTTTGACATGGTTCCCGCCCCTCAAAACGCTGACGGCAGGCCGTACGTATCAGCCGGAAGAACAGCGACGCCACGAGATAAATCAGCGCGGTAAAAATCCACCCGGCAGCGACCAGCGAGATAAACGTCGCCACCATCACCACCAGACCCACAGCCCGTCGGCACCACGTTACCGGCTGCAAAAACAGCGACGTGACAATCTTCACGGCCAGCGATTCCGGCGGCAGCTCCCGCCCGTAGCGTTCCAGCACATACTCAGTGGCATACACGCCGACACCACCGGCAACCACACAGATAACCGTCGCCAGAATCGCCCAGGTGGCGACAAAACTGACGGCCACGCTCTGCGGGTAAATCAGGGACAGTGCCAGCATCAGCGCCAGCGACACGTTCAGCATCAGTGAAAGGGATAATTTCTTCATGGTGTTTACTCCGTTTAAGCCGGTACGCCGCCAGCGGTACGCCAGACGGTGACCAGTTTTTCCAGTGAATGCTCACGCTGACCGTAACCGGCTCCCGGCAGGGACGCCCAGATATTGCGACAGCGTGAAATGGCGCGCTCAATGCGTCCCGCCCGGATGTCATCCAGTGCACCGCGTTCGCGGATCAACTGAATGGCGAGTCTGTCCTGTGACAACGGACTGAAATCCGGCAGGGCAAGCTGTTTGCGGTAATGCGGCCAGAACAGGTAAAGCTGCTGATAGCGACCGGAGGCCGTGGATTTTTCACCGCGACGGTTAAACACCTTCGCCGGTCGGCCATGCGCGAACGGGTGGTCACTGTAGTCGGTGAAAATTTCCGGCTTTCCGTCCAGTCCGGTGACTATCACGTCATAGCCCCGGTTTTTCGTCAGCGGATGGTTCGCCGTCCCTTCGGACACGGCCAGCATGTCGAGAAAGGCGGCGATATTCTGATGCGTGTTAATTACCGGCATTACGGTTTCCCCCTGACCCTTAAAGCGGCGCTGAATGGCAATCTCAATCACCTGATAACCGGCGATACCCAGCATGGAGCCGATGCCGCACACCGCAGGCAGTGACAGGTCAGGAAACTGAACCAGAACAACACCGGCAACCATCGAGACAAAACCACCGAGCAACATGCGCCCGATAAACAGACGCGGGGTGATGGGTTCACCACCGGCAAGCACCTTGCCGACAACAATCAGCACCCCAATCATGAAAAGCGACAGGACGCTTTTTTCTTCTGCTGTCATGCGTTACTCCCACAGATTGACAGTTTCAGCCACGGGCGCGGTCTGAACGTCGGGCAGTTCGACGGCGGTGCCGTGTGGCAGCACCGCACCCAGTTCAGCCAGTCCCGGATTTGCGGCGAGCACGGTCTCAACCACGCCCTCAGTGCGCCCGTAATACCGGACACAAATGGCGTCGAGCGTGTCGCCCTGTAGCGCAAAGGTCTTCATCAGATTTGACTCACGATGCAGCGCGGCTTGTCCTGGATACGCGCCACCGCCCAGCGCATATCCCGCCACAGCTCATCAATGGTGCTGTCAATGCTGTCGGCCTTCTTGTCGCCTTTCGCACTGGCATCCACGCCGCGATAACGCTCATAAAGCGATGCGGTCGCCATCGCACACACGGCGCGCTCGTAGTAAAAAACCTTGATGCTTTCACCGTCGATATCGTCCGCCGGGACGTCCGCCAGACGCGTAAAACCGGCGGCAATTTTCTGTTCGCGGTACTCGTACAGCTCCGCATTCGTCTCCGCCATGCCTGACTTGATGGCCTCACGCAGACGGGCGGGGGCGACGGTCTGCTCAAGGCGCATACGTTCCCGGACGCGCTTCGGGTCGATATCGGGAAAAAAGAACGTGTTTTTAATCACCGGCTCGTCGCCTGCCGGTTGCGGGATGACCACCGTACCCTCACCGGACACGGGAGCCTCCTTTCGCGGAATAATCAGCGTCATCATGACTACCTCTGAAAAGTCGGGCGGTGGACGCCGGTACAGCGTCAGGTGATTCACCCTCACTGACCGGCGTGCCGCCCTGGCGCGGGGCGCATTCGTTGTTAACTGGCTTTCTTTTTCGGGCGTCCACGTTTTGCCGGTGTCACGCTCCGGGTCTTACGCGGGGCGCGGGTGACCGCTTTTGGCTGCGGCTCCGGCTTCGGTTTCAGCTCCCGCTCCAGTCGTTCAATCTCTTTTTTGACGCCTGCCTGACAGTCGAGCTGTGTCGCACGTTGCAGGTGAGCCAGCGCACCGGCGGCATCACCAGCGTCACGCAGAAACAGACCGGTGATTTTGTGCAGCTTTGCGCGCACTTCATCAGGCATGTCAGCCGTGGCGGTCAGTTCAAGGGTCTCCGTCAGCAGGCGGATATCCACAGATTCACCGGCAGCGTGAGCGCGCATGGCCGCGAGTGCGACCTCCTCGGTGAACATGTACGGCGGGGTGCGGCGGTGTTTACCCGGCATGGTCAGACCGTACTTCAGGGCATAACGGGCAATCTCCAGCGCACCGGCAATATCTCCGGTATCCAGACGCCACAGCATGACCGTCATCAGAATGTCATCCTGTGCGCCTTTGCCCTGCTCCAGCACGCCGTTCACCCACGGCAACCAGAACGGCAGCAGTTCGCGCTTTTTCGCGGCCTTAAGCTCTTTTGAATAAATCGCTTTCAGTGTGCGCTGGTCTGCGGCCAGCTTAACCAGCATCTGCTCATAGACAGTTGCATGTCGCAGCGGGGCGGCTTCCCGCTGCGCGGTCATCGCTGCCGAGACCCGCATCATGTGGCGCTGTGCGGGACTCGTCATCGGTTACGCTCCCGGCTCTGCGGTCGCCTTAGCCGGTGTGGAGAAATCACCGACCTTAATTTTTTCCACCAGACAACCGGCGGCGTAGTCTTCCACCACGTAATCAATGTTCATTGACTCGTAGTTCTCCACGCGGTCAAGTTTCGGGTTTTCCTCAATCACGCGGCGATGACTGTCATCCATGTAGTAGATGGACAGGTTTTCCAGCTTTGTGATGAGCATCGCATCCGCCGGGAAGTACGGGACGCGTACCGCCGGCAGGTTACCGATGCGTTTCTGGCTGATGATGACGTCAGCGGCCAGCATTTCGCTGTTGTCCTGCTCCTTGTTAACGATGGGGAAATACTTGTCCGCCAGTAGCTGACGCCCCACAATCACCACAAGGTCAGGGTCTTCCTGATACCACGGTTCAATCAGGTTGTTGGTCGCATCCATCACCAGTGCATCGAGGCTGGCATAATCACCGCCCTTACCCACGCGGATAACCTCAGAGGTGGTGTGCCCTTCCTCGTCAGTGACCTTGCTCATCACGCGCGCCGGGCTTCATTGCGGTATTTCTGCAGCCAGCCGACCGCCACATCCTGCAGCATCGGATTACTGCTGCGGTCAGAGGTTTCGGCACGCCTCACGCCGTTAAAACCGGCCATGATTAAATCAAGGGACTGGCGTTTGATAATGGCGTTACGGATACGGAGCTGGAAATCCTGATAACGCGCCCACAGGTCAAGCGTTTTGTAGCGGATATAAAAATCGAAGTTAATCTGGTCGCATTCGTACTTGTTTGACGCCAGCTTCGAGAAGTCCTTCGGCTGACGCTCGGTGCCACCGGCGGTGTCGCTGGTGCTGGCGATGGAGCCGGTGACACCAGTACCAATTTTTTCCCCTTTCATTTCGCTGACCGGCACAATGTTGATGCGGGTCAGAAAATCAGAGGACTCCTGCATGGTGTTCATCAGGGTCTGGGTGACCGACGGTTCAACGGTGAATTTTTTCGACACATCACCGGCGTCGATGCCGTTCAGTTCGGCAACACGGGACAGATAGGCATTAAATTTAAAGCGGGTTTCCTGGCGCATAGTTTTTCCTGAAATTAAGGGTTAATCGTGAAGGTTTTCCCGGACTGACTGACGCCGGTCAGCAGTTCGTCATCAGGGCGTCACCGCCACCGCCCGGTGGCCTTGCCGCGGCGCTGCTGGGTCAGACTTTCGGTGTGGTCGAGACTGTTTTTCAGGCGGGTGAATGCCTGGCTGGTTTCATCCGCCCTGTCAGCTACATCCTGCTTAAGTGCGGAAAAGGCGGTTCCCATCTCTGCGAGGCGCTGCTCAGTGGCGCTCAGTTTTTCCTGCACATGTTCAGCAACAGCGGTCACCGCTTCATGCACGTCATTCAGACGGGCGTCATCGCTGGCCTGTTTGCGGCCAAAAATGGATTTCACCTTTTCGGTCAGGGCGGTGAACACGGTTTCAGGCAGGTCTTCAAATTCCAGCTCAACAGGCGTTGCCACTGAAATCAGGTTTTCAGGGCTTAATTTGAAGCGGTTCAGGGGGTTGGTGTTTTGTCCGTGCGGCAGAATTCCAGGTATTCCGTGCCGAGGCTTGCCGGGTCGATCGGTGACGGCCAGACCCACCAGATAACATTTGCCGGTATTGGCAAAGTTCGGCTGAATTTCCATTGAGGTATAGACCTTCTGCGCGGCCTTGTTCATCGCGATAAGGTCATCGGTCGGGGTGATTTTCGCAAACAGCGCCCATTTGCCTTTCAGCGCCGAATCATCGTCAATCTTTTCGGCCTTCAGTTCGGCCACATCGCCATAACGCTTAAAAATACCGTCAGGCAGGATGCCGCGCAGATGTTCCAGGTTAATGCGGCAACCATAGACTCGCGGGTCAAAGGTTTCGGCCATTTCCTGAATATCCTGCGCACTGATGACACGCCCGTCACAGGTGTCACCCTCAACGCCGATACGAAAGAATTTTGAGACTTTTTTTGCCATTGTCAGGAGTCCTGAATAGTGATTAGAGGAGTCACATGTCGGCATCAGTTTCCCGACGATGCGCATCCTCCGCCATCAGTCCCGGATGGCTTATCACTGACACAACAGCACCTTAGCGAATCGCGGGGCGCGACTCAGTAGCCTTGCCGTGTATTCATCACGGCGAGGTATTCATGACCATCACCACAGACACCACTCTTTTACACGACCCGCGTCGTCAGGCGGCGCTGCTGTACTGGCAGGGGTTTTCCGTGCCGCAGATTGCCGCCATGTTGCAGATGAAACGCCCGACGGTGCAGAGCTGGAAACAGCGCGACGGCTGGGACAGCGTTGCCCCCATCAGCCGTGTCGAAATGAGTCTGGAAGCGCGGCTGACCCAGCTCATCATCAAACCGCAGAAAACCGGCGGTGACTTCAAGGAAATTGACCTGCTCGGACGCCAGATTGAACGACTGGCACGGGTCAACCGTTACAGTCAGACCGGCAACGAGGCAGACCTTAATCCGAACGTCGCTAACCGCAACAAAGGCGGGCGTCGCAAACCGAAAAAGAATTTTTTCAGTGACGAGGCCATCGAAAAGCTGGAGCAGATTTTCTTTGAGCAGTCTTTCGAATATCAGTTGCACTGGTATCGCGCCGGGCTTGAGCACCGCATCCGCGATATCCTGAAATCCCGCCAGATTGGCGCGACGTTTTATTTTTCCCGCGAGGCGCTGCTGCGCGCCCTGAAAACAGGTCATAACCAGATTTTTCTGTCGGCCAGTAAAACGCAGGCGTATGTGTTCCGTGAATACATCATCGCCTTTGCCCGGCTGGTTGACGTTGACCTGACCGGTGACCCGATTGTCCTGGGCAATAACGGCGCAAAACTGATTTTTCTCGGCACCAACTCCAACACCGCGCAGAGCCATAACGGCGACCTGTACGTCGATGAGATTTTCTGGATCCCGAATTTTCAGGTACTGCGTAAGGTGGCATCAGGTATGGCCTCACAGAGTCACCTGCGCTCGACCTATTTCTCCACCCCGTCCACGCTGGCGCACGACGCCTACCCGTTCTGGTCAGGTGAACTGTTCAACCGGGGACGCGCCAGCGCCGCCGAACGCGTGGAAATCGACGTCAGTCATAACGCCCTTGCCGGTGGGCTTCTCTGTGCGGACGGCCAGTGGCGGCAGATTGTCACCATTGAGGACGCCCTGAAAGGCGGCTGCACACTGTTCGACATTGAGCAGCTCAAACGCGAAAACAGCGCCGACGATTTTAAAAACCTGTTCATGTGTGAATTTGTTGATGACAAGGCATCGGTATTCCCGTTCGAGGAGCTGCAACGCTGCATGGTCGACACGCTGGAAGAATGGGAAGACTATGCGCCGTTTGCCGCAAATCCGTTCGGCTCCCGACCGGTATGGATTGGTTACGACCCGTCACACCGTGGCGACAGCGCCGGATGCGTGGTGCTGGCACCGCCGGTGGTGGCCGGTGGCAAATTCAGAATACTTGAGCGTCACCAGTGGAAAGGCATGGACTTTGCCACCCAGGCTGAATCCATCCGCAAACTCACTGAAAAATACAACGTCGAATACATCGGTATTGATGCCACCGGCCTCGGTGTCGGCGTGTTCCAGCTCGTGCGCTCGTTCTATCCCGCCGCGCGCGATATCCGCTACACGCCGGAAATGAAAACCGCAATGGTGCTCAAGGCAAAAGACGTTATCCGT